ATAAAGAAGTTAGATGTGTCATTTACAACATCAAGCACCTTGCCTCTGTTTTGACTGCCTGTAAGTACATAGCTAAACGTACCATCGGTAGTGGTTACTGCTAATGTTTGGCGCAGTGCAGACCAGTCGGTGGCATCTTCGCAAAGCCTTTTGGCATCGTTAACAAAGTCACCAACCATTAGGCTGTATGTTGTTTCGTCAACAGTAGTTACCGTGTCTTCTCTAAGACGACGAAGCACGTTGTTAATTAGATCTAAATAAGTCATGTCAAATACTCTCGAAACATTCCCATGATGGATTGTCGTTGTGGTTGACCGCCAATAACATTTACTTGTGGCGCATTAACACCACGAACGCTGGCTGTGTAAGGAGTAAATTTAAATTTGTTTTGAGACAACATTCCGCCATCACCGCCACCTGACGAACTTCCACCCGACGAGCCTTCTACTCCGCTTCCATTGCCGATAAAAGGAACGCCAGCAATTATTTGAAATCCGGGATCTCTGGGCCTGTAGTCATCTATAACCCCTCGGTCTCCCGGAGGAATGCGATCATCTCCGTAGTTTGGATCGCCAATGTCGCTGTAGTCTGGGATATTTCCGGTCTCTCTGGTTTGGTCGGTTGTGCCACTTGTGCCAGTTTGCCCCGCTTGCCCAGCTTCTCCCTGCCCTTCTTGCCCTTGTTGGCCTTCACCACCCTCGCCGCCAGAGCCGTTACCTCCAGCGCCGTTACCACTACCGCCTTCACCTTCACCTTCACCTTCTGTTTCTTTTGGTATTCCTCCGGGTGGAATGTTCATTACGTAGACTGTGCCTGTTCTGGGGTCTGTATACATCCCGTCTTCATAGTCTTCTACATTAAGATCTGGGAATTGTGTTTGAAAATCTTCTAAGTTAACACCTTGCTGTGTTGGGGCGGGAAAATCCGTATCAGGTTCAAACCCGGTATCAGGCTCAAACAAATCACCGGGGTCGCCAGTTAATGGAGAGTCTATTGATTCTTCTTGCTCCCCTATTTCTTGTTCTTGTCCCTGCTGGGTTTCTTCGTTACCGGATGTAAGCTCTTTATATCGAGAAAGAATAGAAGCTTCTTCACCTTCTGGATCATAGTTAGGCCCTTCCACTAATTCTCCAGCCTCGTTTAAAACAAGACGACCTTGATCAATAGCAACTCGAATTGCACTGCCCATGCCAGATGGATCAGCAACGCCAGTAACTCTACCGTCTTGACCCGGGCCAGTAGGGCCTACTCCACCGCCTCTAGGTGTAGTTTCTCTAATCCAGTTTTCAATAAACTCTTCAATTCTTTGCCCTTCATCGTCATTGTTAAAAGTCGAAAGGTTTTGTTCTACTTGATCTTGTATGGCTTGAGTATCAACATTAACACCAATGTTTAACATTCCACTGGCATCAACAGGAAGATTTTGTTGCGCTAACAAACCAGCTCGGTTAAGCCCATAAACACCATAAGGGCTAGTAAGTCCTTGCATACTATACCAAGGCTGTGCTTCTGGAAGGCCGCTATAGTAACCGCCATATAAATCTTCGCTTAAAAATTCCATATTACTTTTTCCAGTTAGCCAGACCGCGCAGGCCAAACGATGCCGCTACTGCCGCACCTAAGAATCCTTTGTACCACTCAGGCATAGCTTCTAAGGCTTCAAAGCCATTCATTACTATAGGCACCATGTCGGGAAAAAACGCCAGCACACAAGGCACCGAAAACAAGATCGTGAACCACTCATCCTTCCATGAGTTGGCAGAGTTAGTCGCATGAATGTTTTCCCAGTTACCATCCTGCTGAATAGCTACCATCTTGGCTTCATGCACCGCTTTCTTTTCTTCAGCCTTACGCTGAAAATACCCACCAACCAAGCTGGTTATTGGGCCAATCAATGCCTGCATCATCTTGCAAACTCCAATATCGCAATAGACAAAAGGATCATGGTTCCAATAACGCCGAAACCACTAGCCATCATTTTTTCTAAACGATCAAACCGTTTGTTATGCTCGTCTAGTTGCATTTGAATCATTTCGTAACGAATACTGCATTCGCGTTCGTGTGATTCCAACCTTGCTATTGCCTGCTCTAAGTCCGTCATGTCTACCCCAGTGGATTTGCCACGGAATCAAGCCCGTCCCATAGATCATCTATTTCTTTTTGAATTCGTTTCATTCGTTCGTCAATAGAATTTAAAGCCTGAAGCCTGTTTTCTATCTTTAATACCGCTTCTGCGTTAGACATTTCAACAGCAGAGACCCTGTCTCGCATATCTAAAAGTTCTTTCTGAGCTTCCATAATGGCAGTCAGGTTAGTGCCAAGCTCCGCTAACTTTGCTTGCAAACCACGTACATCATTGTCGTCCATAGCCTGTTGCATATTAGCTATAGCCACTTCGTACTCCTGAAGCGCCTCATTCGTCCTCTCAATGAGATTATCAAACTGGGTACCCAACACCCTAGCCTCGGCTCCAGCGTCCACCACGGCCTTCTCCTGGGCTTCTAGGCGGCTAAAAAACTCTGATGCCGCCCAGATACCACCTGCCAGTGTAGAGCCAAAAGACAAAAGCACAGCAATGTACACACCCTTGAAGCTTGTACCACCGACGTTTACCTCAAGATCCTCTAGTGCCATTGAGACATTCCTCCGGATCTGGTGAAAACCAACACTGGCCTTCGGGTGATGTTCTAAAGAATTCCGTTTGAGATCCCTGAGTAATCACATCAACAGAACTCTTGAAGTAGTTGTCAAGAGCAAACGTAACCCCAAAGGTTGCAAAGTCTATAAACAGTTGACCTGACGTAGAGTCAAAGTACGAGTTAGATACTTCATCGTAAGTAGCTCTCATGTCGTATGCAGTCTGGTTTGCTGTCGCTACCATCTCAGCATCGTTAGCTACTGCCATATATGCACCTGCTATCTGTGCCGCAGTCTCTACGCCTTTTAAAGAATCGTTATAAAAATCAACTTCAGCATCCTCTAAGACTACATCGTTAGTTTCAATGTACTCTTGAAGGGCCATAGATTCACGGGCATCAGGGGCATTCTGAGCATCCTGCGCCATCTCGTTAACCACAGCTACCTCGATAACTGCCTGCGCCGCCTGAACAAACGTATCAACCGCCATGTTAACCTCGCTCATAGCAAGATCTGCCTGTTGGTCAAGGTACTCTTGAGCGCCCGGATCGTAGGTATAGACAGTATTTTGAACTGCGGCTAATGCGTTGTTATATGCAGAGGACTGAGCGTAGCTAATTAAGCCGGGATCAACTGTCCCTGACTCTACTATTTTGCCTTGCGAAGCATAACTTTGCGCTCCACCAACTGCCTGTATTCCATACTTGAAACTATCTCTAATACTCTGGGAGGTAGTAATTAGTGTTGATATTTCATTCGCGTAAGCTGGAACGGAAACGAGCAGAAACGCTAATAACGTTATCTTCTTGTTCTGGTTCATTGCTACCTACCCCCAATATTGTGTCGTAAAACTCTCGATCTTCCGAGTAGTTGGGTATGTGTATTTCTGGGTTTTGCTTAATCTCTAGTAATGCGCTCTTACCTACTATCAACTTGCCGTTTCTCATAATGGGACACGGAGTTGCTGACATCCACATCGCGCGCCATACGTGTGGGTTCTGGCACATAAGCGATACCGCCGCTACTTTCATGCCCATGTTAGATAGGGTGATAGAGTTTCTCCTGCGATTACACTCTTCATCCTGCATGTACTTACCGGAGCTAACGCCTACGCCGATAAGTTGAATACCGCCTGTAATGCTTCGTAGACATGACTCTTGACCGCTAGATATAAGGCTTGGGCTAATCGCTGTATTTACTGGCATACCGCTAGATCCTGCGCCGTTATAGTTTTTGGTCGTGTTGTAACTGCTGTCTACGTTGTCTCCATTTACTTGCGTGTTGCTGTTTAGATCACCTTCCTGAGTATTTTCTGGTAGCTCAGGAGCCACCTCTATCTGCCCGTAAACATTGGCTGATAACAGCAATAACAATACGAGCAGACGCACATCAAATGCCCGAGCTTAATTGTACAGACAAAGTCCACGTTGCACTGTCTTGGATTGTTTGCGTGGCTGTGTCACGTATTTGAATTAACAGACTGGAAGAAGAACTACCATTCGTTACTTGTCTTAATGACCATGCTCGATTTGAGCTAAGAGCTTGCCATGATCCGACTGTTCCGGTGCTGGGGTTTGACCCTGAAGAAACTGTAGCTTTAACTTCGTAGTCATCACCAAGCCCAGCTTCCGGAGCCGCAGACCACCAGTCAGTAACACTAACTGCTAAGTTGCCTGTGCCGCTGACCTCACCGTCACTTTCAATTGTAAGGCTTGCAACAGACTGCCCACCAAAAGCAAGATCAGAGGCGGAGCAAGCTACTAGGTTAATGCTATCTGCACTGGCGCCATACCAGTCATCAAATGACATTTCGCTCTCAGAAACTGCGCTAATTAAATCTCTAACATCAGAGTCATTGAGAGTTACAGAAGTGCCTGTAGTGCCGCCTGCTTCTATATGAATCTCGTTAAGACTAATTGCGCCACTATTTTGTAAAGCCATTAGATCGTACCGTAAGCTGTTACGTTGTCAGCAGAAGTAACTGCAC